AATTCACCAGTACGGTGAGCACCACGGTCAAAGTCAAAAGAAATTGCTTTTTCCGCAGTAAAGCCCATCGATGATTTACCTAAACCCGGATCCGCGTATAGGTACACAATAATTGCTTGAACCAATAAAGTTTGGTCAGCAGTAATAATCGGTAGAGCCATTTTATTATCCTTATCTTGAGCCAGTGAAGCCGCGCTTAGTTTTATAAGCTTTGCGGTCACGTGTAGGGATGTTTGTTTCACGTAGCTTTATTGCGAGCTGCTTTCTGCGTTGGAAGTCGATTTCTTGTGTGAGTTCATTCCAAACTTTTGGATAGTCAGTTTGGAACTTTTCAACGTCCAAAGGTGTCTTAACTGAGTCCTTCACCTTGTAAAGAACTGAGCCATTAGCATTAGATGCGTACACTTGCCAGCCAATGCGGACAGAGTAGAGGCCCTTATCATCACGGCCTAAAAATGACATATAGCCGTCAGGGTGTTTTTTGAAATTAGTCATCTTTAAGCCTCCACCAACTTGTTACGTTCGATGAAGCCTTTTAGAAGGTCATTGATGTTGCGGATGTCTTCAAATTCGGTGAAATCGTTATATGACTTACCGTTAATGTCAGTGATTTCATTCACAGTGAGTTGGGTAATATCGACAGCGGTGAATTCAGAACCCGGAACGCCGTAGCTGTCTGGATGAGCTTCAAAATCAAAGCTAACGTTTAAACGGAAGCTATCTAATTTAATTACAGCAACGCCAGAATGTTTACCTGTTATTTTTGCGGTTAAAACCCCGTAAGTACTTGGTTGCGTTTTTGGAGTAAATAGAGAAGGAGCTTCTTTTGTTTGGAAAGCTGGTTGTAGCTGACAAGCAACTAAAGAACCACCTGAGATTGCAACAGCAGCCATGCTGACAAATGCAAATGAGTTGAATGAGTTAACTTTTACGTTCATAATTGATCTCGCAGTTTTGCAAAAGCACATCGGACCTGGGGAGGGGCGGTGTGCTTTTTTGTTGTCTACGAGACAAATACTACTTTAAGTAGAAATTAAGTCAATACATAGTAGGAATTATTTCCTACTTAAAGTTGTATATTATTAGTTTTAAATAATAAAAAACCCACAAAAAGTGGGTTTAAAGTAAAAAATTAATAATTGGTTTCAAAGAAAATAAGCTGAAATTCAATAAATATCTCGGTACAAGCCAACCACTTTTCCAACAAGGCGGCAATCTTCGGAAAGTTTAATAATTTTATCAGGCCAGTCTGGGTTCAATGGTTCCAAGAATTTACTTGTTCCTTCGCCCTCAATGATAAGCCTTTTAAAAGTCGCCTCTGAATCGCCAGCGCAAGCTACAATTACAAGATCATCTGTTTTAAGATCAAATGTTTGAATGTCTGGATTCACATATATTCTATCACCCGGTAGAAAGGTTGGAGCCATAGAATATCCTACTACTTTTAAAGCATATCCATTTTTCCCGCATCTTTTATTTGGCGGTAAATATTCTTCAATTTCCGTATCTTTCAAAACTGTCTCAATCGGTGTAAATGAACCAGCCGCAACCCAAGAGATTACTGGAACCCTGCGTCCTTCGAAACCAACTTTATCTGATAAATCAATATTATTGTCTAACTTAGTGCCATGGTCTAAGTAACTAATTTCCACTCCAAAAATATCAGCCAATGTTTGTAGCTTTTCAATTCTTGGTTTAGCAGAACCGAGTGTATATCTACGAGCCATCTCATAAGAAACACCAATAGCATTTTTTAACTCATTGATAGTTTTAATTGGAGAGTCTTTTGCCTTCATCAATGCGTTGAGTCGGTCCGCAAAGTCTTTGTATTTAGCGTCTTCCATCAAAATAGGCTTCTTTTCTACTGTGGGTAGAATTTTACTATCAATTTTTAGTTGCACCAATTCTATTTTTGGTAGTATATTTCTTTCTACTTTAAGTAGGTTTTTTGGTGTCATTTATGACTACTCCACATGAAGCATTTAATAACGCTGTGACTTTTGCAGGGAGCATCTCAGCTTTAGCTCGAAAAATAGGGGTTACACCTTGGGCTGCTAGCAAATGGAATCCTGAGAAAATTCCAGAAGATCGCTGTTTGAAAATTGAGGAAATTACTCAGGGTCAAGTTAAGGCAGAACAATTACGACCAGATATTAACTGGGAATATGTTCGCAAGAACCTTAAGAAGCAAAACCAATCCGTGAGCTAATTCTCACAAATTAGCAAACGTGCGTATACGTGAAATTTAAAGAGGGATTCACATATGAGTGAAATCAACTTAAGCCCAGAGGCTAAAACAGCAATTTACAAGATGATTCACCAGTCACAAGGAGTTACGCCGCAAGAAATTGCAAACGTACTTGGTGACTCTTACAAGAGCGTACTTAATTACGCAAACCCAAATATGGAAAGCCATTTACCAAGTATTAAGAAGCTTGAGGCAATGATTCAGTTTACACGCAACCCAGCTTTAGTTAAGGCATGGGCACACATGCTTGGTTATGTTCTAGTGCCAGCTAATCAAGTGGATGAGAAAGGCCATGAAGTCAGCATTGTTGAAACCTTGCTACATATAAATATTAACAATGGCCAAACCAATCAACAGGTCCACAAAGTTTTAGAGGATGGAGTTGTTACACCTGCGGAATTAGCAGATACAGAAGAAATCTTAGAAGAAATGGAAAACCACATTCGCCAACTTCGAGAGGCGCTTAAGTCGGAAGCTGCAACTTATATTTCTAAGGTAAAGAAAGAAAAAGCCTGATCTGGTCCATCAGGCTAGTTAATTCAATTACTTGCTAGAGGAATCGAATATGCAAAACAATTTAGCAAATCAATCGGCTAATTACAACTTACCAGAATTTCTATCTGGTGACGTTGTTGTACTTACTGAAGAGTGCCGCACTTTTAAATCAAATGATTTGTTTGAAGTTAAAAACAAAAACTTGACTAGTTTATGGACCATCAAATCAGAGAATCATTTGATTTTAGTTTCTTCAAAAGAAATCCGCACAGCAACAGTTGCTGAACTTAACGCCAAACGCCGACTAACAAGCGCTGAGCAAGCATTAGCGGAGGTGTCATGAACAGCTTTACACAGCAAATCAAAGATTCTCGCCAGCAAAGTGAAATCCAATCTTTCTATGAGCCTGCATTACGAGTACTTGGGCACCTATTTGAGGTGAAAAAGCAAAATTTACGTAACAAAGGTTATGACGAAAATAATGCAGCGGTAACAAAGATTGAATTTTCAGAGGCTATGGCTCGTCAATTTCGCATAACGCAGTGGTTAGCACAGCAGATTGTAACCAGCTTAACCAAGGCGTGTTTGGTTGATTCTTTTGGAGGCTATGTTAAGCCAAAGGGTGGTGAAAAGTGAGATATGCAGCAAGAAGAAAACAGGATATTTCCGTTTCCACCACACCGCTAGAGGTGGTAATTCCACTGGAGCAACCAGTAAAGATCTATACGGCTAAAGAATTAGCAGCCATGCCACTTTCAGTCATGAATGCCGCAATTGAGGCTCAGGAAAGATTTTATCAACTTGAAGAATTAACTCATATGGGGGGGCAGGCTATAGCAGTTCGCCGTCTCATGGAGGATGGGCACAAACTAATTCAGGTGAAAGAAAAGTCTCGTACTCGCTACAAAATCAACAACGAATTTATTCCTCCAAGAATTATTCGTCAGTTGGAAATGCGCGGTCTTGTAAAATTAGGAGCAGTCACTGATGTATAAATATCTCCACCATATCAGCGACTTTATGGTTGCTACAGCGCACCTTAGCCCAGTTGAAGAGTGCTTTTATCGCCGTGCTCTCGATTTCTATTATTTGAATGAAAAACCATTACCCAAAGAAACCCAGTCGGTTTTTCGTCGGTTACGTGCAAATACCCAAGAAGAAAGGGATGCAGTATTAATTGTGCTGCAAGAGTTTTTTGTGGAAGAGGAAGACGGGTTTCACAACAAACGTTGTGATTCAGAAATCGCCGCTTATCAAAAAGTAGGGGATAAAAATCGTGAAAATGGTAAGAAAGGTGGGCGTCCACGTAAGGAAAAACCAAAAGAAAACCAAAGTGAAGGCGACTCGGTTAATTCTGAAAACCCACAAAAACCCAGTGGGTTAATTTTGGGTTCTGAAAGTGAAAGCCAAAAAAACCTTAACCATAAACCGTTAACCGATAACCAATATATAGATAGTAGTAGTAATGCGCGTGAAGAAAATTCGCAATTTACACCAATCCAATTTGCTCAGTATCAGATCGATGATCACAAGCGTTACTCAATGCGTGAATTCATTTCTGAATACAGCGAGTTTCAATACGATTTCATCTCACTTGCTCAACAAAGATTTGTTTCTGTACCTGAAATCGACTTGAGAACCATGATTCAAAATTTCGGTGACTGGTACTTTGCAAACGAATCTAGTTCATTGAATACACCAAGCATCTGGTTGGTTAAGTGGTTCTCTTGGGTTCAAAACAACGAGAAACAAGTTGCTGCT